CGCGCACGCTGGTGGGCCGAGGAGATGCTGCGCCTGCACGAGCCCATCGGCGCTGACCGGCCGTGGACGACTGAGCAAAAGTATTACGGCTGGGCTGGCTACGATCTGGCCGCGCGCGCGTTCCGCCTCGACGGCTACGAGGCACGAGCGGACATCCTGCAATCGCAGTTCCACCAAGGCGAAGCGCCGCGGATCTCGCTCCTGCACGCTACCCGCGGGCGGACGTCGAAGGCGGTTAACTCGCGCGAGGTCTGGCTGCAAATGGCCGAGCGGCCGGAGCGCGTGGAGCACATCTTTGCCGTCGATGCGGACGACAAGGAGTCGGTGCAGATGGCCCGGCAGTTCGTCTCGGTCACCTCAGAGAAGCGGTCGTGCGTCGCCGCGTGGAATCTGGCGGCTAAGAAGGCGCGGGGCGATCTGCTCGTGCAAGTCTCCGATGACTGGATCCCGCCGCCGGGCTGGGACTCGAAACTGCTGTCGCTCGTCGAGGGCCGCGACCTTAAGCGCGAGCCGGTCGTCCTTGCCGTCTCGGACGGCCACCGGACCGATAAGTTGCTTTGTATGGCGATTCTCTCCCGCGCTCGGCTCGAGGCGCAGGGCGATCTGTTCTTCGAGGGCTACGAGTCTGTCTTCTCCGACAACGAGTTTTCCCATCGGGCTTGGCGCGACGGCATCGTGATCGACGCGCGCGACCGCTTCCGCTTCGAGCATCAGCACCCAGCCTTCGGCAAGGCGCAGATGGATTCGACCTACGCGCACAACAACTCGCGCGACCGCTACGTTGCAGGCGAGGCGATCTTCAAAACCCGCAACCCTGACGCGCAATGATCCCCGAAGGCTATCACTTGGACTGGGACACGGGCGCGCTCTGCGCCGCGGATCGTCGCATCACGGCCGTTTACGATCACGCTTACGTGGCGCGATACGAGAAGTACCCTCAAGCCGCGCTCTCCAGTATCCGCGCCGAACTCGTCAACCGCTGGGCGCCAGACGCTCGCAACGTCCTCGACGTAGGCTGCGGCACCGGCGCGTTCCTCGAGGCGATGCGCTGGATTAACCCGCAGGTGGAGCTCTACGGGCACGATGTCTCGCCGTACCCGCTGCCGGAGTTCGTCCGCAAAGTCACGCCGGGCTGGTTCGCGAGCGAGTGGGAGGTCGTGACGTTCTTCGACTCGCTCGAGCACTTCGACGACCTAACGTGCATCAAGCTGATGCGCGCGCGGACGGCAGTCGTCTCGCTCCCGTGGTATCATCCGTACCTCGGGCCGGAGTGGTTTGCCCGCTGGAAGCACAGCAGGCCGGGCGAGCACTTGTGGCACTTCACGCCGGAGACGCTGTCGAAGCTATTCCACCGCGCCGGGATGCGGGCCGTCTACGTCGGCAATCCCGAGGACGACGTTCGCCTGCCGGAGCCGGACGCGCAGGGGCCGAACATCCTCACGATGGTTTTTCGCCGATGAAGATCTGCATAGTCTACCATATGCGGCTGGGCGACATCATCCGCATCTTGCCGATTGCGCGGTGCCTAGCGAGCCAAGGCCACAGCGTGTACGTCGAGTGCCTCGAGCCGTACTGGGGGCTCTTTAACTGCGTCAGCTACGCCCGTCCGGCCCGGCCGGAGGACCGCGCCGCGATGAATTACGGGCGCGTCATCGACCTGCAAATCTGGCCGAAACTGTACGACGACTACCGCCGGAGCGGAAAGCCGTGGGGCGAGTTCGTCTTCGGCCTGCATCCTGAGTTTGCCGCGCTCGACCGGCGCCCGGTCTTCGACCTGATCGGGGAACAGCCGATGCTCGCCGAGTACGGCATCCGCGAGCCGGTCTGTCTCTTCGCGCCGATGGGCTACTCGCAGGGGCGGCAGCACTCGCTGGGCGCGCTGCTGGACGCCTGCGCTGAGCTAACGCAGCACCGGATTATGTTTCTCGTGGACGCGCTCCAGCTGGGCCACCTCCGCGATCAGGGCGTGCCCAACCGGGATATGCTCTGCGCCCGCTCCCCGGCCCACCTGCCTCGGCTGATCCGCGATGCCGACGACTTCTTCACGGTCAACTCCGCGCCGTGCATCATCGCGGGCGCCGTCCGCAAGCATTTCTGGCACGTGCCCTCGGGCATCGCGCAGGATGACCAGTTCAGCGAGGCGTCGCAGGTTGTGACAATTGCCGATTAGGTATGGCCGTTCGTGACTTCGACCCGACCCAGCTTGCCGCCGATCAAGGCGCCATCCTCGATCAGGCAGGGATCACGTTCTCTTACTTCGGCTCCTCGATAACGGGCGTCTGGTCGCCATCCTCGATCAGGCAGGGATCACGTTCTCTTACTTCGGCTCCTCGATAACGGGCGTCTGGTCGTCGAGCCGGACGATGTTCGGCGACTTCGAGGAGCAGCGCCGGGATGATGTCCGCTTTACCGTCTTCTTCACGACCTCGCAGATCAGCGGAACGCCTGCGCCTGCGACGACTTGCGTGCGGGCTGGCGTGACCTACTTCGTCGAGCAGGTGCGCTTTGATGCGGAGGGACCGGGCTGCGAGATGGACGTTATTAAGGCGATATGATCGCCGTCACGCTCAACTCGGCGAAGCTCGATTACGCCTTGCAGCGCCTAGCGTCGGCCGCGCGCGTTGATCTGGGCAAGGTCATTAAGCAGGAGGGCGGCAACGTCGCGAAGTCGATAATGCTCATCATCCCGCCGACTCCGGTGCCGGGCAGCACGAAGCCGCGCGGGTCGGGCCTTTCGACCAAGGCGAAGCAGCAGGGCGAGAACGCGATCAAGTCGGACCTATTCGGCGGCAGGCGCAGGAGCGGGGCGCGGTATGCCTCAATCGGTCTTTTCCAGCGCATCGGCAACTCGACGATTCAGCCGCCGAAGCGCGAGCGCACCGAGACCGCAGCGGTGCGGCTGGGCTGGGAAAGCTCAAAGACGATCCGCATCTACTGGAAGTTCTGGCGCCCGAGCGCATCGGTGGCCGAGATGAACAACTTCCACCTGCGGTATCGGAACAAGTACGGGCGCGTTCCGTTTGTCTCGCAGAGCACAATCGGCCGCTGGAAGGTTCAAGACCAGATGTGGATCTCGAACGACACCGCCGACAATTACCTCCGCTGGGTTCAGCAATGGGTCGGATGGTCGAAGGCTGGCTTTGCCTCCGCGGCACTTGCCTGCGGGATTCGCATCCCTGCGTGGGTACGCCGACACGCTCCGAAGGCCGGAACTTCCAGCGTTAACTTCGGAGCCAATCCCTACGTCATCGGCACGGCGACCGCGATCAAGGTTCCGAATCCTGACCGGTACGTAAACGCGGGCCTCGAGTTCCGAAAGAAGATCACTCTTAAGAAGGTGGACGCCATCCTTGCCAATCGCGCGGTCAACCTAGGTTTCGCGCGCGTCGATGGCGCGGGCCGCGTGCAGGAGAATATGCCGCAATGAGCACGAGAACCAACATCCGCAACGCCATCGCCACCGCGCTCACGACTCAGGGCGTGGTGCCGACCGCTAACATCCTCAAGGGGCGCAACAACACGCTCGCCTCCGTCTCGTTTCCTTCCTGTGCCGTGTACGCGATCCACGAGGACGTCGAGGTGCGGACGCTGGCGCCGTCGAATCGCGACCAGTACCGCGTGTTGCAAGTCGTGGTTGAGTACTTCACTGCGCAGACTTCGACGACGCTGATCGATGATCTCTTCGACACCGGCTCCGCTGCGGTGGAAGCGGCCGTTTTGTCAGACGTAACCCTTGGCGGCATCTGTCGTGATTTGCATTTGACGAGCGTGGATTATGTGATCGAGCCGGACGAGAACCTCCGCTGGGGAACCGCCCGCCATAACTTCAACTGCATCTATTTAACCACAGACTAAAATGGCTAACCATCTCGGCCGCGAAGGCACCGTCAAAATCTCTTCGACCACCATCGGGGAGCTCCGCAATTACGCGCTCGCCCACTCCTCCGACGTCGTCGAGGACTCTATCATCGGCGACACGTACCGCACCCGCAAGGCCACGCTCAAGACGTGGTCCGTCAACGGCGATCTCTACTGGGACGAGGTCGATGCCGGGCAGATCGCGCTAACCATCGGCTCCACCGTGACCGTGAACCTCTACCCAGAGGGCATCGCCTCGACCTCGGTTTATTACTCAGGCGGCGGCATCGTTACCAAGTTCGACATCAGCGCCGCGTTCGACGGTATGGTCGAAGGCTCGATCACTATCGAGGGCAACGGCGTCCTGAGCACTTTGACGGTTTGAGGTGCTGAATGGACCCAATCGACCTAGTTCGTGAGCACTTCGCCTCCCTCGGCACCCGCAAAATCGAGGTGCCTGAGTGGAAGCTGACCATCTACGCCGGGCCGGTAACGCTGGCCGAGAAGAACCGGCTGTACCGGAAGGGCAAAGACAATGATATGGAGTTGCTCGTTGACCTTCTGATCTTGAAGGCCAGCGACGCGAACGGCCAGAAGCTCTTCACGCTCGAGCACAAGCCGACGCTGCTTAACAAGGCGGACTCGAACGTGGTCGGCCGGATCGCCAACGCCATCCTCGCGGAGGAGGCGCCGAAGGCTGAAGAGTTAAAAAACTAGTCGGCGGCGAGGCTGGTGCCGACCTCCTCGCCGTCTATGCGCTCGCGGAAAAGCTCGGCAAGTTCGCGCACGAAGTCCTCGAGATGCCAGCAGAAGAGATGCAGGGCTGGGTCGCTTACTACCACCACCAACACCGAGTGAGACAAACAAATGGCTAGCGCAACCTTCACACTTCGGGCGGTGGATCAGACGCGGGCGGCGTTCGCGAGCGTGCAGAACTCGCTTCAGCGGCTCGAGAATCAGACAAAGGGGATCGCTAAGATCACAAAGCTGGCGTTCGGTGGCGAGGCCGTGCTTGGCACGCTGAATCTGATGAAGCAGCGGCTCGATAAGGTCATCGAGTCGGGCGACCAGATGGGGTTCGATGACGAGCAGATCGGGACCGCGCTGCGCTTTGAGGATGCGATCAATGGGATTCTTAAGACGCTGACCGCAATCCCGCTTGCGCTGGCAAAGATCGGGTTCGACATCGGCAATGCCTTTTCCCCGCTGACGGATGGAGAGATCGAGGATCGCATACGCAAACTAAAGTTCGACCGAGCGCAGAAGGAAATACTCGGGACAGTCGAGGCGACGCGAAAGCTGCAAGCCGAGTTCGATCTTATCGGGAAGGATGCGGGCGCTGCCGCTGATGAGGCGCAGCGGATGGCCGTCGCGCTTTTCCAGCAGGCAGTCGCCACCTTTGAGACCAACCCGGCAAAGGGATTTGAGCTCCAGAGGCAGGCGCTCGAGACACTGAACCGCGCGAAGCAGGGCACGGTGAATCTGGATAAGGAGATCAAGGACGCGCAGGACGAGCTGAACAAAACCCTGCCGGAGTCGCAGCGCGTGGGACTATCGCAGGCGGATCTGATTGAGGGTCTGCGGAACCGCTACGCGAAGTTAACCTACGAGGTCGGCCAACTTAATGTGCAGCTCGCCGCCTTCCGCGAAGTTGGTCAGCCAATCGGAGATACGCAGGACAAGATCGTCGCAAAGATCAAGGAACAGACTGTCGTATCCGCGCAGCTCAACAAGCTCCTTGAGGAGCAAAGCAAGGTTGCGCGCGAGGCTGGACAAATAACCGCGGGCGCCTTCGAGAACGCGATCCTGTCCGGCGAGAAGCTGCGCGACACATTGCAGGCGCTCGCGCAGGATCTTCTGCGCCTGCTGTTCCGTCAGCAGATCACCGAACCGCTCGCCAAGGGCATCGGTTCCTTCTTCAAAACCCTGCCGTTCTTCGCCAACGGCGGACCGATTACCGGCAACCAGCCCGCCATCGTCGGCGAGCGCGGGCCTGAGTTGTTCGTGCCTTCGACCTCCGGCCGAATCATCTCAAACTCCGCGATGCGCTCAGGCGGCGGATCGCCCGCGATGGGCGGCGTTACTGTCAATTACAACATCGCCGCGGGCGTGACCAAGGGCGAGCTCGTGCCGATCCTCGAGGCCGAGCGCAAGCGACTGAAGGCCGAGATTCCCGATATGGTTCGCCGCGGTGGCGCCTACCGCGCAGCCTTCGCCTAAGCTATGGCTCTGACTTACCCACTCACGCCGCCCTCGCCGTTTCGCATCTCGCGGCTTTCGCTTACCGGCGCGAGCGCGACCTCGCGCAACATCTCGCCGTTCACCTACCAGATCCAGCAGTACAACTGGCCGGGTCAGGCGTGGCTCGGTCAAGTCGAGTGCCCGCCGATGGTGCGCGCGGACGCCGAGGCGGTGATCGCGTTCCTGCTGGCGGCGCAGCGCGGCACGTTCTACTTCCAAGATTACGCGAACCCGCTGAACCGCGGCGGCGTGACCGGCACGCTGACCGTCACGACCGCGACGGCCAACACCTCGACGCTGACCTTCGGCGGGGCCACCGGCTCCTTCGCGCTGGGCGACTGGCTCCAGATCTCGACCTCGCTTTACAAGGTCGTGCAGGTCAACTCCTCGAGCAGCGTCGATCTGTTCCCGGTCCTGCGCTCGAGCTACGCGGGCGGGACGGCGATCACCTACGC